GGAGAAAGTTGCGCGAGTGTTTGACATAAGGCCAACGCTGGCGGCTCAGCTTGAAGAGGCAATTGACGTTGCATCAGGAACAAATTTAGAACTGGACGAGATAAAGGATGATAGCTATGAGGAAGGAAGAAAAGAAGGATACCGGGAAGGATATAAAGAGGGACTCGACGAAGGCTATTTCAAAGAATCTTGATCAGGCGCTTAAAACATTTAACCAAAGAGGTGCTGCTTATGGACTGTCTTATGTTCAGTATGGAGAGGTTATGACTTCGCTCTTTCCAGAGGGAATTAATTTGAAAACAGTTGATGACATTAATCGCTTTGGCCTTTTGAGCATGATCATAAGTAAGCTGACCCGGTACTGCAACCAGTGGGATGAGCCGCACAAAGATTCCATTCATGACCTTGGTGTTTACGCATTTATGTTGGAGGGTGTTGATGATTCTATTCGATCTTGAGACAACTGGTTTGCCCAAGGCAGAAGGTTCTCATCTGGATATGCAGCCAAGCATAATTGAGTTTGGTGCAATTAAGCTGGACGATGAGCTAAAGGAAATTAGCCGCATGGAGTTTCTTTGTAACCCCGGACACCCTCTTCCTCCAATCATCACTAAAATTACAGGCCTGACCGATGATGACCTGAAGGATGAAAAGCCATTCGTTGCACATTACAATGAAGTGTGCGAGTTCTTCATCGGGCAGAAAACTCTTGTTGCGCACAACTTATCCTTTGACCGGAAGATCTTGAGGTTTGAGCTTGAGCGCCTAGACAAGATGACAAAATTTCCTTGGCCCTATGAGCACCTCTGCACAGTTGAGATTGGTGAAAGTGTCTGGGGCAAAAAGAGAAAGCTCGGCGACATCTATGAAGAAATCACAGGCAATAAAATTGATGGTGCTCACAGGTCAACTGCAGACATCGAGGCCATGATTGCGATCTTTAAGTGGTACAGAAAAGAAGGCCATGTGTGATGGCTATCATTAAATGATAAATCTTAGGAACAGGACCGAGTACTGTTTCCGCAAAGCCTTTGGCCCAATAGCCTCTGTCATAGAGACTTGCTCTGGAGACTCAGTTGGGATAGCGGACTCCGGAACTTGGGGGCACGTTGCCTTCAGCAAAGCATGTAAGGCGGCTGGCAAGAAGCCAATACTTGGTGTTGAAATCTCTGTTGTCGAAGATGCAACAGACCGCTCAAAACAACCTGCCAATTTAATGTGCTTCCTTGCAAAAAATAATGATGGCCTTTCAGAGATTTATAACCTTTTGACGCTGAGCACAAACAAGGACAATTTTTATTATTTCCCAAGGCTAAGCTACACCGATCTTTTTGACATTACAGAAAATGTTATAATTATCTCCGGAACCCACCCAATGTGGGGAATGCTTCCTTTGGCCAGAAAAAACGATCTTTACATCGAGCTGAATCCGATGAGTAGCCGCAAGGCAATTGAATTTGCAAAGGCCAAAGGCTTTAAGCTCGTAGCAACAAGCGACAACTATTACCCAAATGTGGCCGACAAAAAAGCTTACGAAGTTCTTGTTGGGATGAATAGGATCGACAGGACTGCGCCCATGCACATACTCAACGACTGGGAGTGGAAAGATGCAGTGCCTTGGGGGCCACAATCTGCACTAGACAACACGCACAAAATAGCTGAGCTGTGCAATGTTGAGTTGCCAACAGCGAAGATGGTTTCTTTTAAAAGCGAGAAAACTCTTGGCCATCTATGCGAAGATGGCGCAATCAAGCTCGGCATAGATCTAAAAAATAAAGACTATTCGGATAGGCTCAAGCGCGAACTTGACATGATTGCGAGCAAGAGCTTTGAAGACTATTTCTTTGTTATTGCTGACATGATTGATTATGCAAAAAAGCATATGCTTGTTGGCCCTGCTCGTGGATCTTCCGCTGGCTCATTGGTCTGCTACCTGACGGGGATAACAGACGTGGACCCAATAAAGCATGACCTGCTTTTTGAGAGGTTCATTGATATTTCAAGGGCAGACCTCCCGGACATTGATATTGATTTTCAAGATGACCGAAGGGAAATGGTCTTTGAATATCTGCGCAACAAATACGGTGCAGAAAAGGTGGCTCACCTCGGCACAGTCTCTCGCTATAAAGCCAAGAGCACAATCGCTGAAGTTGCCAAGGGCTTGGGCATCCCTGCTTGGGAGGTTAATGATCTGAAGGGTGCTATAATTGAACGTAGCTCAGGTGACTCTCGTGCTGCATTTTGCATCCTTGATACTTTTCAAGAGCTAGATGTTGGCCGGAAGGTTCTTGAAAAGTATCCGCAGATAAAAGTTGCTGCAAAAATGGAGAACCACGCAAGGCACAGTGGCGTTCATGCTGCTGGCGTGTTGGTAACAGATGAGCCAGTAAGTAAATATTGTTCAGTCAGTGATCAAAATGGCACAGCCCAAATAGACAAAAAAGATGCAGAGGACTTGAACCTTCTTAAGATTGATGCCTTGGGCTTGCGCACACTTTCTGTTCTTCAAGATGTCCTTGATCAAGTTGGCTGGGAGCGCGAGAAACTGGTTAGCCATCCTCTTGATGATAAGGCGGCTTTCGCAGTTTTGAATGAAGAGCGATACGCAGGGATATTCCAGTTTGAGGGTTATGCTTTGCAGTCGGTGACAAGGCAAATGAAGGTGCATGAGTTTGAAGACGTTGCAGCTATAACTGCTCTTGCTCGTCCCGGCCCACTTAACTCTGGCGGCACAACAGAATACATTAAACGACACACCGGGGCAGCACCTGTTGAGTATCTTCATCCTCTAACAGAGGTTATAACAAAAGTTACCAATGGTGTTGTTGTTTATCAAGAACAGGTCATGATGATTGGTCGTGATGTCGGAGGGCTGTCTTGGGAAGACGTTTCATCTTTGCGCAAGGCTATGAGCAAGTCTCTTGGCACAGAATTTTTCGACAAATATTTTGAAAAATTTAAAGCCGGGGCAAAAAAGAATGGGATTGATGAAGACAAAGCACGTTACATCTGGGACCACATCAACACGATGGGCAGTTGGGCGTTTAATAGATCGCACGCTGTTGCTTATGGCCTTGTGTCTTACTGGTGCTGTGTTCTTAAGTCTCGTTTTCCTTTGGAGTTTGCTGCGGCTTGCTTGCGTAATGTTAAAGATGATGAGCAGGCGGTTAGGCTTCTCAGAGAAGTTGTCCGAGAAGGGCTGTCATATAAATCCTTCGACAAATTTAAGTCAACTGAGAATTGGTCAGTCCAAGAAGGAGAGTTGATTGGTGGGTTAATCGGAATAAAAGGCACTGGGCCAAAAATGGCAAAGGACATTGTTGAGCGTAGAGATCTAGGCCAGCCCCTAACCCCAAGGCAAGAAAAATTGTTATCAACTGGAGAGACACCTTACGATGACATCTTTGAGTGTGAGCGCAGGTTTGGCCATATAAAAGCTGACCCCGGTGCGCACAAGATCGTCAGCCCTATTTCTGACATCATTGACCTAGATGCTGACAAGCCGGGCACTTTTGTATTTTTCGGAAAGCTCAAAGAGAAAAATTTGCGAGACATGAACGAGGTTGTCAACTTGGCCAAGCGCAATGGTCGCCGAGTTGCAAGCAACAACCTCTGGCTGAACCTCACGCTTGAGGATGATACTGGGCCAATCATCTGCACCATTGACCGATTTAAATATTCCCGCATGGGAAAACCAGTCGTTGAGGACGGGAGGCTTGGCGACTGGTACTTAATAAAAGGCACTTTGAAGGGCGGCTTCAGGAAAATTTATATAGATAAATTACGTAAGCTAACCTAAGCCATTGATATACATCAAAAAGAAAATCACTTTAGTTTAATAAAAAGGTTGCTTTCTGAACCAGAAAAGACGATAATACTTGTATTGGGAGTTTCGGCTCCCCTTTTAGAAAGGAAATAAATAAGATGGAAAAGTTTACTCCCAAAGAGCGTCAGATCATATACTGCGACACTGGTAAATATCGTGTCACATGGTGCGGCCCATATTCTGTTGCTACTGTTTGCGGTGTTGAGTACGAGCCAGCCTATCGCACAATCAGAGCAATTCGTGGCAAGCGTCACTGCAAAGGTGTTAGCAACTCTGACATCCAGAAGGCTTGCAAAAAGCTCGGCGTAAATGGCAAGTGGACAAAACTCAAGAAGCGCACTCAGCTCCGCAAATTTTTGCCAACGCTTGAGGTCGGGAAGGTTTACATCGTTCAAGTTACCAAGCACGTTGTAGTTCTTGACACTCGTGACATGACCACCATCGACAATCAGAACCCTGAGTGGATCCCCGGTGAATTTTCCAAGCACATTCGCAAACTGGTTCATGCAGTGTTTGAAGTTGAAAACCCAAAGTTCGATCCGAAGTCAGAAGACGATTGGTTGATCCTTCCCCTTGCTGCAGGATCTAAATAATTAAACTGGGGGGAGCTTTGGCTCCCCCTTTAGAAAGGAAAAGAAAATGGCAATAGATTTTAGTTTTAACTTATTCGAAGAAAACGAGTTTAACAGTGTTTTCCCTGAGCCTCGCAACGGCAAAGAAGTATTGCAAAGACATTTATTTCTCCAATTGATGCGAAGTGACTCTTTAGCAAATCGAAGTGGCCGCCTTACCAAGCGTGATGAGGAAATGATTAAACGAGCGAAAGAAGAAATAGACGCCCTTGTAATTGCACTTACAGCTTTGAAAGAGGAGTCAGAATAATGAGACATGTCGGAAACACGATATTAAAAAATCTTTTGATTAAAAAACGAATGCTTAAAGAAGCTAAGATTGACGTTGCGTCTTTAGAAATTTGGAAAGATGGTTGTGATCCTGAGCAAAGAATTAGCAAAGCATTTAAAGAAGCTGGCTTAAAACTTCCACCATCTAATGGAATAGGGTGCCCATAATGAGACATTTTATTGAGGACATGACTGATCAAGATTTACTTAACATTTTGCTTTCCCCGTTTACTCCCGCCGATTATAAAATGGCGGCTTTAAAAGAGCGAACAAAAAGAGCTAACATGAAATTTGAATAGGATCTGAAGATGCCTCGGGGATTTAAATTTGGTAGAAGCTTTGACCTTTACATAAACAGGCCCGGTCGGAAGACTGCTATTGAAGAAGTTGAATTGCCCAAAAAATATGGCGGTAGAGTCCTTATTGATTTTGACGATTACGAGACTGACGTTGTTGAGAGCTATCAGAAAAAGGAAAATATAAATGACTAAATTATTTCATCAGCTAACCCGTCGAATCCGAGTTTGGCTGCGACACAAACAGGAGTGGATATAATGTACTATGTCATGGTTACCTGCAGCAAGACAGTCCATTGTCACGGAGCATTCAGTCACGAATTTGCTGCATATGCAAAACAAAAACGATTAAAAAATCTAGACCCATATCTCCGGGTAGAAATTGTTAAAACGTCTTAGGCTGATACCCAGCCTACCCCCGTACTGTCGCCCCTGTAGCCCAGAGGGTTCCGGTGCGGGGGATTGAATAAGGAGAGGACTATGCTTTCTGCATTAGCCTGCATGGCAGTCGCTATATACTTCGAGGCAAGGGCCGAGCCATTGGCTGGTCAGATTGCTGTGGCAAACGTAATTGTTAACAGAGTCATGGACGATAGGTATCCTGATGATGTGTGTGAGGTAATTACTCAAGGGCGGCTGGGCAGTAAGCCCACGGATAGAATACTCAGGCATCAGTGTCAGTTTTCATTCTATTGTGATGGCAAGTCAGATACTCCAAAAGATGAGGATGCCTTCAGATACGCAATTGATATCTCCAGTAACATACTTGGTGGCGTCTGGTTCGACCCGACAGATGGAGCAACGCATTACCATTCAATCGACGTTCATCCTGCTTGGGCAAAGACAAAGACTAGGGTCGTAAGGATAGAAAACCATATTTTTTATAGGTGGGATTAGATGCCACGACGAACAAAAGAAGATACCTCTGGCTGGCCTAA